CTTTGCGCTATGCCCTGTTGTGTATGATTGACTACGAGCCATTCAACGAACTCATCCATAGTCGCAACCTCCATGTATTTAATTTTAGGGAATCTTTGATAGAATAGGGCTTTGAATTGCTTGATTACTTTTTTCATGCGGGCCATTTCCACCGCTATTAACTTAGCGTTGGGCCTTTGGCCCGGAATGTATGGCTTCAATTCAGTTCCATAGACAACGAGGAAAGGGTGCTCGCATGATTTTTGCAGGTCATGTAGTTGGTCCACAATAGTTCGTGTGCGACCGAAGCCCATGATAGACCTATACAGGTCGTTAATCTCTTTGGCTTCGATGCCCCATGTTCCCATAGTATAGTCAGATGCTTTCATCCGACATACTTTTACCTCATCTTTACCCATACGCATGAGTAATTTATTGATGACCTTATCATTCTCGCGGTCGTCTATCAATAGCATAAAACTACGACAACGAGAAGACTTCTTAAAGAGTATTACCAACCTTGCGAGTAATAGACCTCATCCTGTATGATTACGATGTGAGATTTACATTTACCGCAATATTTCTCGACCTCATTTTCAGTAGTCCATTTGTGGTTGCACATAACGCAAACCGCTGTTTCTTCTATCTTAATTTCGCGTAGGGACATCATATTAATTTCTCCTTGTTCCATCATCACGCCAACAGATAGCGGGGCAGCCAATGCGGGTCTGCAACCATGAACATGACGGGGAGAACTCATGGTCCACGATGGACTCAATCTGACTTCTCGTCATGCTACGGTTGAAATCCCGCCAATTTAGTTTTTCGATAAAGTTTATTGCTTCTTGAATGATGCTTTCTCGTTGCTCAGATGTAAGCGACTTTGGGTCTGCAAACCATCTAAGATTTTCAACTAAATGATAACCGAGCGCAAGTCGTGCTGTGTGCTTCGGATTATCTCCCTCTATTGCCTTCTCGATACACGGTGGTATTGGTATCTGTCCGGCGTGGCCTATATCGGCCTGTAAGACCCCTTCGGGCCTTATTTCGGTTACGGGATTATCCGCAATCCATTTTCTTATGTTGAACCCATTAGTGGGTGCATCTCCCGTAAATGGGTCGTGATGCTGTAATTCTTTACAGGGGTGAGTTGGTATATCATAGTTTGGGTCGGCCTTAAAAGCGACAGTATCTATATTGACTGCCCACTTACCACGCTTAGGATTATAGGTGTCCGGTATGCGTGTAAGTTTCTGTGGAAAGCCCACGCCGTCAAGCGTTTTTAGTCCTCTTGCGGCGTATCTTTGGTAGCGGTCAATGTGCCTTGCTATTGCTGTGCCTTTGACCGGAGTATCGAAGAATTGGTGGACATGAAATCCCCTGCCCGTAAAGACAGTTCGGACATCACCTTCAAGGCGGGATAGTAAGGTCAGAACATCCGCTCTTACATCCTCAAGTGTGGTATCTTCGGTGGTATCGAAATCCCACCACGCCCTATCCATAATCACACTTTCAATATCCATTTTCCAAGACATTCTATCATCGCATTTCTCAAACGAATAGAGAGATGTATAACAGGATGCTTTACCATTTAGTTTTGAGATATAACTATCGTAATCATCTTTACTATTACAGGGCGTGCGCCTCAAACCGATTTCACGCGGGAAAGACAATATCATAGGCTCACCCAATGACTTGCTGACTCCCGCATTCACAAGCAATAATAGTAACTTGTTCCGGCGATGAACCCTCTTGCCCATTGACGCGCCATACTTTTTCTGAACCTTCCCATAAGTCATCAGACCCACAGGCGGCACAAACTACTTTTGCGATAAAATCTTCTGAACTCATACATCCCACCCATTTACTCCGTTAAGTTCTGCTTCACAATTCAATGAAAAATCACACCACATGGGACAGAAGTAGTCGTTCCACTTCATCGGCCATTGGTGGGTCGTCAAAGAATCTATTGTGTCGTATAAAGATTCTTCAAAGGCATTATACGAGCGTTCTAAGAAAGGCTCAAGTAGGGCAAAACCACGTTCCGGTCCTAACCACATGGTCTTACCTCTCTTTTGTGCTTCAAGTAAGAGTTTATCTTGTCCGTCTTCGGGTATTTCGTAGTCGGGAGATATGTATAGGAAATGACTCACATTATCATAGCCGAGCATTCTGAGAAGGCGTGTGTAATAAACTAACTCCTTTCGTGTGCGACCCAACTTAGCCACACCCATATTACCTGTCTTCAACTCGACTAAGATTAGGTCGCCTGTTTCGGGGTGTCTTAGCACGCCGTCAATCAGCCCGACCCATACAATCTCATGGCCGTTAAACTTCTCATAGACTTCGTGCTTGACTTCGGCTTCGACCACATCAAAGCCGCCTATATCGTGGGCTATCTGATGCAGAAGAAGATTCATAGAATCAACGCCTTCGTCTTCTTCGACTCCCTGCTCAATCGCAGTAGGCATTATCATGTCCGGTCCTTGAAGTATTCCGGCTTCCATGACCGTGTGAATATGAGTTCCCCGTATCATCTCCTCAGTAGGTGGCGCACGCGGTATATCAGCGACATAGCCCCAAAAGAACTGTCGCGGACACTTCATGTAGCCCATCAAAGAGGACTTACTAATTCTTATTATGTCGGCATCTATCGGGTTGTAACTGGAACGTGCCGACTGTTCTTCAGTCGCTCTCATTCTTCTTCGCCCAATCCCAATTCTGCGTGCAACCAATTAACAAATGCCTGTCCGTTTATATTCTGTTCAACGCACTCCATTACTTCTGTTGCTTTTTCGCTATGTGTTTTACTCATTCTTCTTCACCGCCCGAATCCCATGTTTCAAAGGTTGTCTGTGTGCCTTCATAAATATCTTCGCCGCAAGCAGGGCAAACATTACTTTGCTCTATGTCCGGCAAGGTAGGTATCATCAATTCTTCTTTACAATGAGGACACTTCATCTCATTAATGAATCCTTGCTGATTTAGACTCGCATACAATAGCGTTTGCATTTTCCCTATATCCGCACCTATCATAGTTAGCGCACCCGCTACCTCTCTAACAAATCTCTCAAAGTCTTCGGCATTCACTTTCTTAGCCATAATATCTCCTCACATTATCACGCATATAAATAATTCTATAACCACGAAAAATCGTTAGTATCAACAAAACACATACAAGTCCAACCCGCGTCATAATTGAACTTCTCCCCATCTTCTATTCTTTGCCTCAAGTCTTTCATAGTTAGCGGTGAAGTTTCCCCACCCCTTCTATCTCTCAGAATAGATACATCTTTTTCTATAAACTCTCTAAACTCTTGCTCTTTATTTTCATGGTAAAGGTATCTTTCGGGCATTGTTTCGTATAGATGTGCGAATTGCCCTAAACCAGCCTTTACACAAAAACCCCCACAATTGTTATGAGTAAATCCCATACTATATAGACGGGGCGCATCTATATCAACGCCCTCTAAAAAGTTTATTATTTCACTTTTTAGTATAGGCCCTTGCTCAATCAAGGGAAAATAGGTTTCGTATGGCTCTTGCGCTTTAGCCGCCCGTTCCCACCTATTACAGTCCTCTATATCATCCATCCCTAATACTACTATTGCATCTTTTGGGTCGGGGTATTCTTCTTTTAGTTTTTTCTTTATACTATTCCGTTTCAAAAATTTGCTACACGGGTCGGCTCTCGTATTACCCAAAAATCTATGCTTGAAAAAAATATCCCAAACACTTTCTCCTTCTGATATAACCTCTATTTCAACACCGAGATAATTTTCAACATCTTTATTGAATCGGTAAAGGTCTTCATCTTCGGTTAATGTGTCCGCAAACCATAAACGAACATTACTTTTACCGTATTTTTCTATCGTGAGTCTTGCGGCCTCAAAAGAAGTGAGGCCACCAGAATACATAACTATATAATCAACCATAAAATCACTATGAATACACTTCATTTTTTACATCTTCATCCTCATAGGAAAAATCTTCATCCTTAACCATGTCCTCAATTGGTTTAGACTCATACTTAACCCAATATGATTCTTTACAGTCAATACATTCAAGCAATACTTCGCTTACTATTCTTGAAGAATTACAGTTCTCCCCTTTCCATCTCAAAGGGGCTGTTAGGTGGTGGTTATACCATGCCTTTCTAATATCCCAAACATGGCCGCCATGCACCCTTTTATCCGCTTTACATTTTTTACTTATCTTTTTCATATCCATTGTATCATATCCAATCCATTTTGTGCATTTAACAGAGGCTGTGCATCCCAACCCGCCAATTCATAGTAAGGCATTATTTTCTTTATGATAAATCTATCCGTCATTACTTTTGCCCCAATGTTAGTTATACCTTCAATTTCAGAAGGGTCGTCAAAGCCAATGTATTTACCGTCTTCGTTGATACTAACTAAGAAGAATGAGCCGCCTCGATACCCTTTACCTAAGAACTCGTTGGCCCACGCCGCCGCAGCAGACGAACCGGAGAGAACTTTATACTTAGAAAGGTCGCGCTCTATCTTTCCCTTCATACACAATTCTAACGGGTCTATTTTACCCCCTAATATACTGTCTATTAGAGATAAATTTCGCGCTGTGATACGGATTTCAGATTCGCCATTTAGTATGCCCGATATGGTGGTATTCATGGCCTCTTTCATCACGGGCGGCATCCTTGACTGTTTCATCTCAATACCTTTAACATAAATATTCGGCTCATGGTATTCTCCATTAGTCCATGCGACCTTACCTGTGTAGCGATTCTTAGCAACCATGATAAGTCGGCTACACCATTTCTCAAACTCAACCACGATAGGCGACATTCTCTCGTTTATTTGCGGTAAAAGTTCCATGCCCTTTTCGGGTGAAGGTATAGTGCAGAATACCGAATCGGTATGCCCATAGATAACATCAAAGCCAACGCGCTGTGCTTCAACCATCAACTCTCCCAATGTGTTTCGTGATGTGTGGGTGATAGCGGCGGCTATTTCGGGGTGATACATTCCATACTTAGCATCTCCCGCCACTCCATACATAGAAGCAACGAGAGTCTTAGCGGCGAACTGCATACAATCCCACTTTGCCCGCTTTTTACCTTCGCTCATAAGCATTTTTAACTTAAAGGTATTTCTAAGTTCAGTCATTTTATCCATCTGCCGAACCAACAAACCCTTGTCCCCCTGCCGGAACTTAGTTCCGTTCCCGCAGTCCTGTCCGTTTTCATCTAAGGTGTCCCATGAGATATTGTATTTATCCGCGTTGCTGTGATACATGGCTCTAATATCTAAGATACCCACATTATCATACACTCCCGCATTCACATCTAAGATGTCTGCGCCTTCGTAATCCACTTTATCGAACTGTGGCTTCGATGGGATTCTTCGGTCGAAGTCGGGGTCTGTTAAGACTAACTGTGTGAACATCTGTGTGATAAACGGTGTTGAACGAATATCGCATTGAACGATATGTTGTAGCGATGTGTAGTAGTCAAGAGCATTCACGGCCTCATCCAATTTGGGCAACAACCGAACATCTTGACGGCAGTAGTGGATATACAGCGGCTTATCTTCAAACCATGTATCGTGTCCGTGTTCCAACTCAACTTTCTTTTCCCCTAATATTTCGTAGGCTACATCATCGAGTTTGTATGACGGTAGTTTTCCATTCTTCAACTCCCATAGTTTAGATACGGCTAACATCAAGTCAATACAATTACGACCAACGATAGGTTGCGACCAATCTTTATATTCATATCGAATCTTACGCATAGGGGATAGAGAATACTCGGATAGATGATTGGCGCGACATCTCTCTATGATTGTCTTAACATCCGCTCCGACAACAAACCATCCGGTAATGATGTCGGGGTCGCAAGACTTGATATGTCGCAAGAAATGGATAAGCATAGATTTCTCGGTAGGGAAAGCCATAGCGGGCGTTTCATATTCAAAATCACCGAAGGACTTGAACGGCACACCCTTACCGTCTTTTTCTTCTTCTATGCCGTGATGCACAAACCACACATATTCTTTTTCGCTAAAGTTATCATAGACCACAATACATCGTAGTTTCCCTGTTGAGGGCGACCACTCGGCATCGAGATACCATGTGCGGTGCTTGTAGTTCTCAAAGCGTGGGTTGCCCGCGTTGATGTAGTCAGCCATTACTTGATTAACATAGGGTAGGTTGCCCTCCCATGTCTGTTCTCGCTTTGCTATCTGCTTTACATCAAAGTCAGATGTGCAAGTAATCTTAGATAGTTCTTCGCCGTAAAGTCCGGTGTAGCCGTGTTCAACGGCTACTCCTTCGGCGGCATACTCGGCATCCTCAGTCCTAACAAAACAATACGGCCAATGACCCGTAATACTTTTCTCGTATCTTTTACCAGCATTATCACGACCCCTAACGATAACAGTTCTGCCTCTGCTTTCAATTATCATCTTCAATCACTTCAAATACTTTTAGAATAATATTATTACACTTTTCGCATTCGTAAATGTCGCCTTCTTCTATGTTATCAACAAACAACCATGAGAAGCGAGCGTTGCAGTTAGCGCAATCTTCTGTCGGTGGTGTGTATTGTCCCATAGTATCACTCACACCACATTAAGTCTTCCATAAACGGCATCAAGTGCGGTGTAGTGAAGATAGTTCCCGAAGCCATGTGTATGTCGTAATCGTTTTCTTTCTTCGTTACGGCTACAACTTCGTTTATGTCTAAGTAAGTTAATCCACTTTCGGTCTGCACCCTTCGCCAACTTCTGTCTGCTTTCATATCTATGCCTCAAAGATTACGGTTATAAATGTGATGCTTGAAAAATGTAGTCGCCATCTCCAAGCGTGATTAGCATAGGGTAGCCCATACCTGCTTCTGTGAAATCCCAAACATGGATGCCTATGTCGCTGTTCAAGTGTTGAAAGATATGCTCAAGACCGCCACCATAGGTAGCACAAAAACCATACGCGGTATTACAATGTATGTCCTTTATCATCGTGTGCGTCTTACCCTTTAGTTCCCCGCCGACTCTTATTTCCAAATCGGCAGGTGAGTCAAACAGCACTTCGTATTTGTTGAACTTCTGCCCGTTCATAGAGTCGCAACGGAATGCTTCGTAAAGAGCAGTAGTCGGTATGTCGGAAAAGTTCCATGTTGTTTCTATCTTATTACCATCGTTAGTAGTATAGGTCAAATCATCAACATTTATTTTTTCCGCAAGAGTATTAGACTTCTCAGCCCATTGTGCAATTGTTGATGGGGTGTGAGGGAAAGCCTTAGCCTCTTTACTCGCGGATAGTGTAGTCTGTTTGTTAGATGACTTGAACCTAATCTTATCCTGTGAAGGAGTTATAGTCAAGACTCCACCGTGATACTTCAAGACACCTAATGTTGTGTCTATATCGGTGATGACGACTTCGCCTTGACCTGCACAGGGTATAGATAGACGCATCAACGAAGATACACCATCCTTTACCAAAGAGCAGAATGAGAGGCGACCCCCACTTGCTTTTAGGATAACACTATACAATTGCGCGTGGCTTGAGCCGTCAATTGTATGCTTGCGTTGAGCAAGCGTGAGAAGCCATCTCAATGAATCAGTATCAACAGTAATCACTTCAACCACTCAAGACCAATGAACTCAAACTTTCCATCTTTGATGCGTGCGATGTCGTGAACTGAGCCGACCTTCTCAATGTGCTGACCCTTCATCTCCTCAATCTTTGCTCGGACAACCCACTCGTCATCCTTGAGGTTTCTATCGCCCTCGACACCTGCGGCTAAGTCAGCCTTCTTTTGGTATCGTGATAGGAATATCTGCTGTGAGAACTTTCTCATAGTACCCTTCTCCCACTCCGGCCTGTGGCCGACAGTCATTAGAACCTTCTTACCTGTGCCGTCATCCAAATACTCGGACACGCCCTTTAGGTGGAAAGTGAAATACACCTTAGCCACATTGAGGCTGTGTAGTCGAGTAAGGACATTTCTGTAAAGTCTGTTGCGCTCTCTCCATTCTTTCTGATTGAATGTACCGTCTTCGGTTTCAATGATACCGCGTGATAACAACGAAGCACGCATAGCGTGTTCGCACCACTTTAAGAAAGTCGAACCGCCGTCAAAGATGATTCCACCGACTGAATCGGGGTCCTCATTGACTTTATCAGCAAGTATATTTACATACCATGAGGTCTTATCAAGCAAGGCTTTGTAATCCACATTGTTATCTTCATCGAAGATAGAATCATCGGTTTCATCGTGTAGTGGTAGCACTACGATGTTAGGGTTGTTTGGATAAACAACATCAACGGTTGATTTAGCCGAGTTATCTATATCGAAAAGATAAATGGTTTTACCCGCATTGATTTCTTCTTCTAACAACGACAGGGCGAGTCCGGTCTTGAGAGTATTCTCATGCCCGACAAAAGCCATGCGGTGTTGAATAGTATTCACACGGTTATTATCAAACAGATTCCGATAGTAGTTCTCATCGAACTGCATCTTCGGTTCTGCGGTCTTAGTTTCAGTCGTCTGCTGTGGTGCTTGCGTTCCCCAACTCATATTATTCCCTCATCTATTACGGATATAAACTAATCGCTCGGTGCGATGATAGCCGCATCGGTCATCAAAACCAATGAGGCGATTGATACTGCGCTCTCAAGACTGTTCAAGACTACCTGCATAGGGTCAAGAACTCCATCTTCAATAGCATTACGGACTTCGGCGGTTTTACCGCACACATAATTTTCCCCACTTAAAACTAAACCTAAGTTTGGTTCATCACCCGTATTGCTTATAATAGTTCTGAGCGGTGTCTTCAAAGCATCCCTAAATAGGTCTGCTACATCTCCCTGTTCATCGAGTTCGTTAGCCGCACCATATAATGTTGCGCCTCCGCCGATGACTACACCGGAACTAAGAGCGAGTTTGCACGCATTAACTGCGTCATCAACCCTCTCTTTAGTTTCAACCTGTTCTATTTCGGAAGCACCTCCAACATAAATAGTGGAGATGCCCTTACCGAGTCTTTTCGCTCGATTGAAATACTGTTCGCAAAGCCAATCGTTCTCGGATTCAAGCCCTAATTCTTTTAAGTCTTCGGCATATTTTTTCAAATTGTCTGTTTCTTTTATGCTAAGAATAGTATCGGTCTGAGAGGACACAAACTTTTCACACGAACCCAAATCATCAGAAGTTATATTTACGATAGATTCATTGAGAGATACTTTGAATAGTTTAGCACCCGTAGCCGCCGCCACATCTTCAAGCCATGCTTGCTGTTGTTCGGGCATACCTGCGGGCTTAATCATACATACAGATACCTTACCTTGAACTATATTTACCAAAAGATTCTGCAACATCTGTCCGTTGAAATCGGAACAGAAGATAACCAAAGGCTTGTTCTGCTTTACTGCGGCCTCAAGTGCCGGAACTAAAGCATTGAATGTGGATATCTTTTCTGTGGTGGTGAGAACCATAGGGTTATCGAACTCACACTTAGCGCGTGGCGCGTTAGCCATCAATGCGTGTGCGTAGCCCGCGTTCATCTCAAAACCACTTGCTCTCTTAACATAGGTTTCGTTTGTAGGCGACCTCTCGATTGTTATACCTTGTCCTCTCTTGACGACACCCGCAATCAACTCTCCGAGTTCCCCATCATTGTTAGCCGCGATAGTAGCGACATCCTTTAGGTCGAAGTCCTCTATTGCTGATTCGCGCACATATTCTTCTGTGGCCGCTAAGTAGGACTTCAAAGCATCCCTAATGACGAGAGGCGATGTGCCGTTCTCCATCAAAGTTAGTGAGCCATTACATAGCGTCTGTGCTATCAATGTTGCGCTCGTAGTTCCATCGCCCGACTTCTGTTGTGCTTCGGATGCAACCTCTTTCAGTAGGTCAATCCCCATCTGCACATACGGGTCTTTATCATTAACCATGCGGGCAATAGATACACCGTCATTGATGATGACGGGCATACCACCCATAGGGTTCTGTATTACAACAGTCCGTGCGTTTGGGCCGAGCGTTCCCTTGATAGAGTTTGCTAACTTATTCACACCGACTAAGAGTTTTGAACGGGCTTCTGCCCCTGTTAGTATTGTTTCCATAAATATACCTCAGAATAAGTCATCGTGCATAGAATCACCGACATAAGATAATTCTTCTGCGACATCTCTCGCTACTAAATCTTTGTAATGCACAATAAAGAGATTGAGGCGGTTAGAGGGCGTAAGCGGGGTTATGGTTGCACCATCATTAACAACTACCATGTCGTTTCTGTTCAACCTAAGAGGAACTGTATCACCAATACTTTTAACGCAATAATGCGTATCAATGATAAGCCCCATCTCATTGACTTCGTTATCCTTCTTTAGAAGGACAAACTCACCTACGGCCCTCCAACTCGCACTCATTATTCACTCCCACCCGTCATCGTCAGATACAGAAGGCTCAACCATAGGTGCAACCACATTAGAAGGCCACCAACCATTAACGGTCATGCGGTCATCGCCTTCTTGTGTGCGCCATGCCTGTCCTAAGACAAGCAATTGTGAGCCAACACCGAGCGGTGGTATCTCATCGCAATAGATGTCTATTGTTCCGGCCATAGACATTAAGTCGGTGTCGCCACAGACCAAAATGCAACCGCCGTCATCTCGCGGGTCAATGTGATTTACTTCAACTACGGTAGCGCAGTTTCTGTCCCACCAACCGTCTGCGTCTTTGTATTGGTCGTAGTATTGACCGAGCGCAGATAGCGAAGGTAGGATGTTTTCTTCACCGATTAGAGAAGGTAGCATATCCAAAGGAGAGCCTTGATAAATCGAGGCAAGGTCTAAGTTGATTGTTGGCTTAGACACATCAGCGTTTAGATAAGCGCGACCGTTCTTACCGCTTCGTAGCGGGATAGTTAATGGTGTGAAAGTAGGGAACTGAGTATCAGCCGCCTTACCACTACCGCTAACTTGAATCAGTTGTAGGTCATTTCCACCAACCATGCGACCATAGAATAGACAGGTTCGCTCTCTCTCATCCTGTGGGCGAGGCGCACCATACTTGAAGTTAGCATCACCGGATGGGAAAGTAGGGTTGTTCTTATCCCATACAACATAGAAGTGCGTATTAGCATCTAACTGCATTGTGTGCTTTGGTAGTGAAGATACATCGCTTTCCGGCTGTCCGTATTCTTCGGCGCATAGACGAGTGTATGAACCATCGTGGTTATCCTCAAACAGAACTACTGAACCGTTATCAACGAAGTTCTGTCGGACTTCGGGAGAAGCGGTAGCCAATTGATTCTTCATCTTATTGTATAGAATCTTACCCCACTCCTTCGGTCGTGGAACACTAATGAACATACCTTCGTATGTATCAGCCTTTGCACGGCGTAGTCTTGCGTTTTCAGAAGTAATGTTGCGACCTGCTACTCTCAATGCGAGAATAAAACAATCTTCTTCTGAACGACCAGCATTTCGCCATGCTGCGCCCTGTTCCGCAAGGACTTCATCAGCCCTCGCACGCACCGTTTCGGGTGCGACATTCAATGTTTTAGCGATATTATTTAGCATCTCATCAGACATCTAATTCACCTTTGTTCTATCAAGCCGTCAAATGATTACGGATATAAACATTATCCTATCAGCATCCTCACGAAGTTTGCCTTAATTATGTCTTCATCAACACCGTTAAGGACATCTCGTTCAGCGGTTATTGCCGCATCAACGACTTGAAGTTTTGCTGTTTGAGAGGCGGTGCTACCTACGGCGTAATCAAACACCGCACGCACTACTTCTCGCGTATCTCGACTGTTAAGCATAGACGAAGCATTCGCCATATCTCTTTCAGCCACACATAGTTTTAGGAAAAGTTTGCTGTCGAAATCTTGCACAGTCAAACTGTTAATGAATTGAGTTGCCTTGATTGGGTCATCAAATGACGCAAAGGCTTGAAGCGCATTGATAGCGTTTCTTAGGTCGCCTTCGTGTGCATCACAGATAACGCTCAACTGACTCTCGGTGATAGTAACGCCTTCCGCGCCACAGATATATTCTAAACGCTTTATCATCAGTTCTTTGCTTATCGGTAAAAACTCAACCTTCAAACAGCGAGATTGAATCCATACACTAACCTTGCTAATATCATTACAGGTAAGAATGAAATAACCATCGGCATTCTCGATAACGCCCTTAAGAGCCGACTGTGCTTCGTGAGTTAATTGGTCCGCCTCATCAAGAAGGATGATTTGGTTTTTGATGCCCGCCCGTGTAAGGGGTATCAGTTCTTGCTCGACAAATGCTATGCCTCTCGTCTTCTTAGAAGAAGCGTTGAATACATGAAGCGGGTAATCTAACTCGTTAGCGAGAACATGGGCTAATGTAGTTTTACCTGTTCCCGCGCCCCTACTATGCAACAGAAGATGTTGCATATTCTCCTTGAGGTGAGCAAGACTTCTTGCGCCACCAACCATCTGATTGAAGGTCATAGGTCTATACCTATTCGCCCAAAGCATGATTATCCGTCAATTAACACGGATATAAACTAAACGGATGACTCCATGAGAAAAGCACAGGCGGCATCATACAGTTCAACGAACTCGGCATGGCTTAGTCTGCCTATGACTTCACCGTGCGCTCTCTCTATCATAATAGATTGAACGAGGCCCGCCATGAAGCCGCGTAAGAAAGACTCATCCATTTCGACATCGGAGAAGAAGTCTTCAAGGTCGCTCTCGTCTTCGTGAAAATCTAAAAGAAAACTGCGTAGTAGTGAGGCATCAAACATATTCTCTTGTGTTAGCATCCGAGTTAGGTCTATCCTCGTATTACTATGTAGCATACTCGATACTAAGGAACTGATGTCTTCGCGCATCTCTTGCCTCATATATCCATACTCCTACTGTTGTATTAACTATTGCGAAGACAATGTATGCAGACCTGCGAATCCGCCGGAAAAATACGCATCCGGCCACAGTCGCATTGTTGCGCTTCGCGCTTCTGTTTCGGAGTCATAACTGTCGGACTACGGGTATAAACTATATCATCCTTAGACTTCATTACTTCTCTATCCACATCATACAACAAATGAGATGCCTTGATGCCTACTGCGTTCTCCACCTTCTCACTACCTACCGCTACAATCTGTGAGTTCTTAGAGAGGAGAGCAGACAGGCTGTGAGGCGAAGGGACAGCCCGAACATTCTTCAAAGAGGATAACTTCTCAGCCACACCCTCTTTTGTAAGCGGGCCATGCTCCCATAGTATCTCGACTATGGCTCGACGAACCCGCCTGTTGTTCGCGCTCATGTATAAATGTTAGCCTTAAGGTATTATAAGTCGTTGCCCACATCGGCCCACATTATGCCGTTTATAAACGAATCATCACCGTTACTCGCAAGCGTCTTATTATTATCGTTATTTTCTTGATGAGGTGGTCTAAAGAAAAGGTCTAATGTTTTTTCGGTTAGAACCGCCCACCAATAAAGGACAAACAGACCAACAAAGAATCCTAAATCCATGTTTGCGAAGCCACCTTACGGCGAGTCATACCCTTCGGTATGTCGCCTGACTCCCTAACCTGATTAGCCACGCTTATAGAGTTTTCCAAAATGATTTCCCAATGCTTATCATCGGCTTTGAACAGTTCCGGTTTTTCTTTTACCTTAGTTTTTTTCTTCGGCCACGATACACGCTTTCTTGACGGCGTGATTCCATAGATGATTGATGCCTCAAGATACTTTTCCGGTAAAATATACTGCACCTTAGCGAATCTTCTCCACACATCTATGTCGGTTTCGTTCCCTTTCAAGAACCACAACAGAAGCGGGATGGGCGGGTTATTAAATACAGATGCAACTCGCTCACGGTCTGCCCAATTTATTATTGCCTTAACAATAAGGAAGGTTTCATCATTACTTTTAGCCTTAAGATTATCATGCACAACGCACAACTCTTTAGCGGCTTTACTCAACTTAGGGGCTTTCTGTGTGATGATTACCAATCTGTTCTGAACAATTGGCGACCAACTTAGCACATCTTCGGATGAGAACTTATCGCTTTGTAAGAAATATGTAGTGTCTTTTCTATCCGGCACAGTATCAATTGAGCCATACATGAACACTTCGTTATCATCCCTAAAAGGAGATTCGTCATCCGTAAATATAATCACTAAATCACCTCAAATACTTTTAACACAACAACAAAAGAAAGCCATAAATTAACAACGCTGATTACTGTTCTCCAAAAGGTCATACTCCCTATATGTTCATTAGACCATTTCTCATCGCCAATCATACTATCACTCCACGAAAGGGTCGTGCGCGTAAATGTAATCTATTACTCGCTTCATCTGCGAAGGACTCAAAGACCATACACCACCAACTACTTTTTTGCTAACTCTATAATCACCATGATACCACTTGATACCCTCAGAAGTTATTATTGCGATAAGACCATCCTCTTTCATAGCATCAAACAGGCGCGGCAATTCTTCTTTCGTTATCGCGCGTGTAGCGAGATACTTAGTCGGCTTACTGCGCCACTTTCTCATTCAACCACCCTCGATAATTTCCATCTTGAACATTCACAATGACCCCAATACGCCTTAGGGGATTTCATATCATCGAACCAGCCCTCGACATATTTA